CCTCTAGGAGCGAGTCCAGCATCCGCGACAGGAGGAACCACTCGATCTGGCTCAGGGACTCCAACTCCTGCGGGGGTGGCTCCTGCACTGGGCTTGCCAGCCACTGTAGTGCTTGTTCCACTTGGGGTAACGACAGGTGTTCCAACATCTTTGGCTCCCGGTGCGGCGGTACGACGCGCAAGCTCCGCTTGGATTGCGGCAATTAGAGGTTTGTTCTGAACTTCTTCCGGCTTGGCAAGCTCTTGCTGCAATACGGGGGTAAGACTTTCGGTATCGATTAGTCCGGGAGCTAGAGATAGTGTCTGGGGCGTGACCGGAATCGGCGGCTCAACGTAGTTGTCTTCGGCGCGACGCGCAAGTTCCGCTTGGATTGCGGCAATCAGGGGTTTGTTCTGGCTAGCCTCGGGCTTCGACAGTTGCGTTTCGAGCGTCTGTTGAAGACCAGCTACAGACCAACTGTCGAGCTTACTGGGAACATTTGAAAATGAAGTGGGAGCAGGGGCAGCAGGGGCAGCAGGGGTTTCGGCAACGGGAGGAGTAGCCGCGACGGGGGTGACAGGAGGCAGCGACGGGGGAACTTCGGGCGTAGGAAGTGAATCGGCGGGAGGTGCGGGTGGTTCGTTTGCTGCGGCTTGCTCGGCTTTGATGCGGTCGGCCTCTTGCTTGGCTTTGCGGCCCTCCAGAACAGCACCGGGAATACCGAACGCGGTGCCGCCGATAGCGCCCTTGATACCCGCCTCGATCAGCCGGTCAACATTCTCAGGGCTGAAAATATCGCCTTCGGCCCCCGCAGTCTTCTCGGCAAGGAGGGAGATAAGTTCTTGTGCGCTTTCAGTAACCCCTTCTCCCGCTGTAGTTTTGGCAAGCTCCTTGGCAATTGCCATCTTGATTGTCGGGGGGACAACCGTAGAACGATCAATCAGTTCACCCGCAACTTTTGCGCGGGCGGGGGGAGAAAACTGCGACAGCAATCTGGCGGGGATGAGCGAATCTAGTGCGGCTTGCACAGCACCAAACGTCAAGGCAATACCGGGCTCAAGCTCCCCGGTTTCCCCATAAATACCTTGAAACGTTCCGGGAGCATTCAGTCCGAGGGACGTACCATAGACACCAGCCGCTGTTCCTGTTCTAGCACCGGCAGCACCGGCAGCTTCAATTTGTTTGCCTAGTTGTGCAGGGGCGCGAGTAGCAAGGCGCTCGGCGTAAGCCTTGGCGGCTTCTTCAGACAGACCTCGTTTTGCCGCAGTCTCGGCGGCACGGGTTGCGGCAGCGCGTTCAATTTCACCGAGGGCACCCCGAACTGCCAGTCGCTTACCGATAGCCCCAAAGGCACCGCCGCCCGTCAACATGGCAAGCATATCCGGGGTAAGTTCCCCCAGAGTCTCGGCACCGTAGCCTAAAAGATCGCCGAGCCCGCCAATTTCCTTGTAGGACTTGTAGGCGGTGGGGAAGAGAACCTCTGCTTGGCGTCGTTTTTCTACGGCTTCTTCCATCTGCTGCTTGGCGTAGTCTTCATACCCCAAAGCCGAGCCGACCATTGCAGGGAGGACATCAGTAACCGTGCTGCCCAACCCGCTCAAACCTCGCCCGAGGCCAGCCTTTGCCAACGCCCCAAGCCCCTGATTCTTGTAATCAGGCTGATACGCTACCCGCGCTGCCGCTTTTTCCGCTAGTCGTTGATAAGCAGATTGAAGCTCATCCTCTGACATCGTGTCAGGAAAATTGACATAGCCGTAGTTGGGTACGTTGATGACGGGCATGGGTATTACCTAGTAGCACCGCTGAGTTCCGCGTCCGCAACATTGTACGGAACAGCGCGATTAATGGCAGCAGAGCCAAACTTACTCGCAGCAATAAGTTCTCGGTAACGATTTTCTTGCGCCGCCCTAACTATAGGAAGAAGTTCTTCTGGTTTTGGTTTATTCACAAACCATTTGGTGGATTGCAACTTCTCAAGAAGCTCAGGCTCGTACTCCTTTAGATACTTAATAAAGTATGGAGACTGCATAGGGTTAAGATCAGGAATATCTTCCTTAGCCATTTCCCTGAACCCCTTCATTTGCGTAGCGTCAAGGTCTGGCGGCGGTTTTACTTGTCCAAGCGCACCAAGTCCAGCGCGTAGCATAGCCGAATCAGCGCGTTGATCCGCGCCGTACATACTGCCGACCGCTTGCATAGCCGCCGAGCCGGTTGTGGCCTCAAGAGACTTGAGCCGTTCAACAATGGTTTCGTATTCTTTACGCGCATCCAGTGCGGCCTTGGTATTGCCAATCTTGTCGTTGTAGTCAGCACGTTGCGCAGCCAAGATCGCATTCCGCTTCAACTCGTTCGCTACGTCACGTTTAGCTTCAATGTCAAGCCCGGATTTATCGTAGGCTTCCTCGGCGGTGCGAAGCGCAGCAGGGCCACCCGCAAGACTTGCGTTTCTAGCAAACCCTTGTAGTAGCGCGCCTAGCGGATCGTAGTTTTTCTTACGCACCGCCTCTTCACGCTCGGCCCGACGTAGCGCAGCAGCCTCTGCCGCGCTGATGTTTTCAATCGCAGGGGTCAGAAAGTCGGGGCGTTCGGCAAGCAGCTTCTTGTATTCCCCAAGTTCGACAGCGTACTGACTTGTGTCAGTCGAAGGGAGAATAGAGTCCCGAAGCATACGCACGGCCGACGCTACCGCGTTCATATTATCCATACCTAGCCCAGCAATACCTGTAGGGGCAGCGGTTTTTGCAGAGGCAACGGCGGGGGATTCAGGGGGCTCTTTTCCGAGTTGAGCGTATTGGTTTTGAATTTCTTTGGCGATCGCAGTACGCGCTGCTTCCGACAGCGAAGGATCGTTCCTAAGAATAGTTACTAGTTGGTTGATCTTGCTGGCGGCGTCACCCCCCAAATCAAACCGCAAAGGTTCAACAGGGGGAGTATAGGTTTGTCCAGTAGCTTTGGCGGTAGCTTTTGCCCTGTCCTCCATGAAAGTCTGATCCCGCTGCTTTCTTTCCTCGATTAGCCTACGGATACGTTCTTCATCCTGCGCCAGTTGATATTCGTCCGCAACGCCGGTATCAAACTCCGCGCCTCCACCATAGGCAAACCCAACCACCCCACCTTCAGCATACTGCCCCATCGAGATGTCCAGACCCGCAATACCGGCAGGTTGACTAGCACGGTTAGCTGCTTCCAGCATTTGTCTGGCTTGGTCGTCTTGGGCGTTTTGCTCGACAGAGGGGAGCGCCGCTCTAAGATTCGCCGCAATACCCGCTTGACTAGCCTGAGACAGAACACTAGCTGCAACACTCAGCCCTCCTTGCGGCGTTACAGGGTTAATTTGATCCGCAGCACTAAGGACTCGCGCCAGCCCGGAAGGAATATTTTGAGGGGCCATGTTTGCTTCCTTTACGTAGCCGAGCCAATACCGCGAATGGCATCAATAAGCGCAGACAAGTCCTGCATCCCGGTCGTTTGCGCCACAGCACTCTGAGTACTAATTGGAAGCCCAGACAGCATACTCTGCTTGAATTGAAGCTGCTTATACGGATAAGCCCTAGCCTCTTCAAATTGAGCCCGCTGCGCGTCGAGAGCTTGCTGTTCGATGGCGCTTTGTTGTGCGCCCGCGCCAAGTTGTGCTGCCAGACCTTTAAGCCCCATCTCACCCTGTTGAACGCCGAGGTTACCTTGAGTCTGAGCGGCGCTAAGTGCGTTTTTGAGGCTTTCCAAACCATAATTAGCGCCGAATTGCTTGGACTGTTCTCCAAGCTGTTGACCAGCCAGACCGTATTGAGCGCCGAGTTGTGCTGCTGTCATACCCTGACCAGCACCAAACTGTCGAGACTGCTCGCCCATCTGTTGGGCGTTGAGCCCCATTTGAGCTTCCTGCATCCTTTGAGCCAGCGCCTTGTCGTAGGCAGTTTGAAGCCCGGTAGCTTGAATGCCGCCAATCTGTCTATTAAGTGCCTCTTGGTTTGTAGCCCGCATGATGGCGTCTCGACTACCCCCGAAAGCACCGGCCTGTGCAAACTTAGCGAGATCGGCTTGCTGGTTTATTTGTGACTGCCTCGCCGCTTCACGCGCCTGAACGTCTACAACATTTTGTAGATACGGATTCATGTAGCTCTGCACAGAGCCAACCGGACCAAGCCCAGTATCAAACTGACCGGCTTGGTATGCACCGGGTGCTTGGAACTGATTACCAAACTGCGTAGGAGAGTACTGCATCCCCTGCATCTGCCCAGCAATATTACCGGCAGTCTGTGCGGCTTGGCCGATAGCACCGGGAGTTTGGAAATTTTGGTAGCCTGTAAACGCTTGTTGTTGCAGCGGCGAAGTTCCAGCAGTCAACTGCCCCGTATAGGCTTGGTACGGCTGGTTGCCGAGTGCGTTGGCTTGGGACAGCATATCCGTGACATACGGCCCCGCCCATTCGGAGAGGTTGCTAGTGACTGATGTACCAGCAGTAGGTGTTTTACCGCCTTCATTAAAAGCCACTGCACCGCCACCCGCGTACCCAGCAATACCACCGGGCATGAACTTAGCCGGGTTGATCTGCTTGCCTTGCTTCTTCGTGCCAGTACGTGCCTTACGAACGCGGTCCATCATCTTGTACAAAACATCCGCACCAGCCTTGGAATTGCCATTGCCAAGATGCGACACGACATCGGCAGGGATCACGAACTCACCGTGACTGAGCTTGGCAGCTTGCTTACCGTCAATGTCGGTGTTGATCTTGTCTGCCATGCCGTCCGTAGGCCCGTCTAGATAGCGAGGCGGTTTTGTCGCACCACCACGGGCAAGTCCCATGATTCCACCTTCAGCAGCGTAAGTAGTCGCCTTGTACGGCTGACCAACAGCCCCGGCACCATAGGCACGGGTAGGAATGACATTGGTAGGTTGCACGGCTTTGCGCGTCAAGTCTGGACTGCCTAGAAAACCACGGGCTTGATTTTGAATTTTACGCTGATCAAGCGTGGACTTAATGGCGTACATCGCCAAAATAGCGTCAAGAATGCTACGGCCTGTCGATTCTTTGTCCTTTAGTGAATCCGTAGCACGTTTGACAATATTTTTTGACGGGGTTGCCTTACCCCCTGCAATACCAGAACTACTGTATTTGCCCGCGTTAAAAGAGCCATATGACTGCCCAGTGCGCGGATCGTACAGTGTATTAACTCCCGTTACCGGGTCATACGACATACTTGGGCCAGAAATATCCTGCTCTGGGCCCGCTACGCTAGGATCATAGTATGTGTTGGCATACGGATCAGCAGGGTTGTAATTAGTCAGCCCACTATTGGCGCGAGGATCATAAGGCTCGGGGCCAAAAAGCGGTGTACCTTGCAAATCCCAGTTATCTACTTGCTCATCTGCGGGCGGTTGATAATCGCTCTCAGCGGTGGGATCATAAAAATACTCGTCGCTCATATCACACCTCTCTTACGCTGTCCGCAGGGACTGAAGTAGTTCAGCCACAGTGCGCGGCTGGCGGTTTTTGTCGCCCAAGTAGCTACTCAGGAACATCGAGTTTACGTCGAACGCGGGCATAGGTGCAGAAGCCGCCGTTTGCTGCACGATAGGACTCTGCCCGCCAGTATCCATCAACCCCAAGCCAAGCAACAACGCCACCAACTCGCTGTTATCTTGTGCGGGCGCGGCAGCGACAGGAGACGGCGCAGGAGCGGGTGCAGGGCTAGGCGCGGCAGCGACAGGAGCGGGTGCAGGGCTAGGGGCAGCAGAACCGCCGCCAGAGCCACCACCATAATCACCAATCAAACTAGGATCAGGCACATACCCAACAGGGTCACGCGGTCCAACCGCCATTTGCTCACGGTCAAGTTCACCCGGCGCAAACCCACCCTGCGGGGCAAAAAGACCACCGATGCTGGTAATGTTGCCGGGCTGAAATAGGCTGGCAACATTAGTACTTGACCCTTCGGGGTTAAAGTAGCGCCACGCATCTTCCGCGAGATTCGCCGCGCCGGGGAAAGTGGCTTGATTGAATTCGGACTTCGCCACGTTCATGGCGATGTTGCCAAACACATCATTAGGGTCTTGCCCGCGCATCAAACCGCTAGTGGCGGTTCGCGCTGCTGCTGCGGCCATTGGGCCGAACTCAGACCCGATCTCTCGCCCAATACCACCCGAAGCTGCGGCGATGCCAAGGTTGCCAAAATCAACGTCCCCAGTTTTGAGCAGACTCGGGATGCCGTAGCTTGCTGCACCCTGTACAGCGCCTTGTGCCAGCGGGCCGAGAGAGGCTGCTTCTTTACCAAGTATTGGCACCAACTTGCCGGTAACCGTATCAGCCACAAAATTCTTCGCGATTGCCGTAGGATCAACCCCTTGAGAAACATCGTAAGCCGCGTTCGCCGCTGCTGTAGCAATCGGCCCTACCGTAAAATTGCCGATAGTACTGAGAACTTTTCGGGGGTTATCCGTTATGTAGTTCCACGCTTTTTCAAGAATGTTGGGTCCAATTTTTCCAATTTCCGGATTAAAAGGCGTTTCCGTGCCTTGGTAATTTGAAGTTATACCTTGCGCCTCACCGCTACCGAAGCTGCCCCCAAACCCACCTGAATCACCACCGCCGAAGCCGCCGAAACCACCAAAACTACCCCCACCAACATCCGTTGGCATATAGTAGGTATCCCCGGTTTCGGGATTGATGATCGGTGTAGTTCCAGTAGCTGCTGCCATCTCAACCTCACTGCGTCAGGTCGTAGAACGACAAAGAGCCAATGGCTGCACCAGTCGAACCAGTGAGAACGCGAATGCCCACTGTGTAAATGTCGCTCGTCCCAGCCAGCGAAGCGCCAAGCTGCAAATCCCAGTTGTACCCGGTCGGCGCATTGATCACGCCCGAGGACTGATTGGTGGATTTGACGTAGAAGGATTGCACGATAGTCCCGAGCGTCATGGCGGTAGCCGAGGTATCCATCTCGACATTGGCGTCAGAACCAACTGCCGCCCAAGATGCGCTTGTCAGCCCGGTGCAATTCTTTGCCAAGATGATTTCAAAATCATCCCCGGTCGATGTCGGCATGATATTTACACGGTTCGGCAATACTACCGCACCAAGTGCCGTTGAGGCAAGCCTGATCGATACAAGCGGGACAAATGTGGTAGAGATACCTGTCAGGGCCGCAGTTCGCCTTGCTACGTGTTCAATCGATGTCTGCTCATACCCACCCTCAGAAACCACGCTGGAGCAAATCTGCCGCATCGAGCCGCTTGTCGCGCTAAGGTTCTTGATCTCATACCGCACCGGCAAGACTGCCGTGGTCATGTAAACCTTGGTCAAGCTGTTGGCATTGTTGAACGTGTGGCAGACGATGTACTGCCCATCGATGATGAACCCGCACCGGACAGAGCCCACACCGAGCCACTCAAAGTCCATCCACAGAATCTGCGTCTTGCTCAGGTCAAGGGTAAACCCGGAGTCCCCAGTGCCGTCGAGCTTGTCGCCGTTCCAATCTGCCTGATTGATTGCCCGCGTATCATCTACGCTGCCCGATGTATAAGTCCGCAGGATAAACGAGATAGTCGTGCCGTTGGCTTGAAGGAAGACACCGTTCTGCGGGCCAAAGTATCCAACTCGCTGCCTGAGATCAGCGGTAGGGGCGTTCATGCAAAACGTCGCCAACATCAACAATCCCTTACCCGGCTGGTAGGGGAAAACACGGTACGTCTGCCTGACAACCTCAGAGTTAGTCGTCGTGGTGACGGACATTTGCACCGAAGACTCGTTGGTCAAGTATGTCGTTGAGCCGCCTGATGCCGTGCTGGTGTCGAACTGATTGTCGATGGCGTATCTGTTCTGAGAGTCGAACAAGGTGTAAGGCTCGCTTACACGTAGCCGCCCGAAGGCATCCGTATTTGTTCCACCAATGGAGATGGGCACTGTTCCGGTTCCGCTCACAAGCTGCCCCAAGAGTTGATCAAGCTGGTTGAAGTACAGACGAAGGATACTGTTGAACTTGTCAAAGTACTTCTGGTCGTATTCCTGCGTTGGGTTAGGGAGCGCAGGAGCAACAAACCGCTTGATCAGGGTTGTAAGGATCGCCATCAGGACTTCCTGCCGTCAGGACGAATATCAATACGCGGTGCGCCAAGTTGCCATTGAACACCAAGTCCCGTAGATTCGATCTTGATCGACATCTGCCGCCCGCGCACCCGAGTGTTTAGCTGGCCCGTGAACTTCTCAACCACAAGCACAGCAGTCCTCGTGATGGTGCCGTAGCTTGTTCCGGCAACTGACTGATTGGCATTAGTGCTGCTGTTGTCGTTGTAGCCAGAGCCAGAATTCTGGAGCGGCAGCAGGTACAGATTAGCCTGCGGATTTTCTGCGATTGAGCCTGTAAACGTGATGTCAGGCAGCACTCGCCAGATAAACCCAAAGTTGTTACCGTCGTCAATGTCGAATTCGGCGGAAGTAATATACGCCTCGATTGGGGCTGAAGTGCTGGTGGTGTTGTCGTCTACACCGTACTCTTGGTACAACAGTTTTTGCGCGTATCCCGCCGCAATAGGGAAGTGACTGATAACGCTGGAGTCAAGCCATGCGGTACGCGCAAGTGTCCCGTAGTACCAAGCCTTCTCGATATAGTTAAACACTACATACCTGTCGATGGTCGTGCTATTTGCTGAACAGTAGAACCACCAGACCTCGTTGAACTTCTCAACAGTCGTGGCAAAAACCTGAAGGTTCTGGTCGTTGTTAAAGTCGTCAAACACATAGCGCTGAAGATTGCAGGTAAGTGTTTGCACCCGACCGTCGTAGGCGTAAAACTTATCAGCACCCATCCAATAAGCCACTCCGCCAGCAACAGCGGCTGCTCGACTTGAGGCAACCGTCACGTTGTCCGCAAGAAGCTGTGTGCCCCATACAACGGGCGGGCCAAGATACTGCATGGAGTAGAGCGAGGTGTCAGTCCAGACAAGGATTTCTTGTCTAACTTGCAGCGCTGAAACAATTTCTGATCCGTGGGAGAGTCGGATGCTCCCTGCTTGATTGGTGGCAGCAGGTGTCCAGTTGACAGCACTTTCCTGATCCGACCATCGAATCAGCATCGCGTCTTGCGTTAAGCTGCCGTAATCGTTAGTGCCAAACACAATCACAAACCGCGAGGTGTCTGAGATAACTGTTTGGTTCTGGAAAAGAGGGGTATCCGACGCGCCACTCAAGGAAGACAGGGCCACGCCGCGCACACCTGTACCGGAAGTTGCGTCCCAGTAGTAAAGCGCACCGCCATTGGGGCCGTAGATCAGGTCTTCACCAAAATTACCTGCGTTCCATATACGGATAAAGTCGCTCCCGGCGCTGGCCGTACCAGTCCCCCATCCGCCACCACCCCAAGTACCAGCGCCCCAGCCTGTAAAAGCGGTTTGAATCTCTGCGCCGACATTGATCTGATACTGTGCAACAACAGTCGCGCCGCCATTGCCGGTATCAGAAGCGTTAGAAGTGACAGGGAGCCCTGTCGTTGGATCTTTGGCGGTGATTGTGTACGTGTTGGCGTCCACATACGTAATCTGGTATTCCTGCTCCAGTACGGCTTCCGTAATGTTTCCGCCAAGACCGCCCGGACTTGCGACACCGCTGAAGGTAACAAAGTCCCCGTTTACACAGCCGTGCGCTGTGTCAGTCACAGTGATGGTTGAGCTATAGGGCGCAATGGTGACAGCCGCAAAGGTCACTGCACCCGCTGCGGTTGTTTCCCTAATCGGCGTGATGTCGTAGTACGTGCCGGTTTCTGAAATGTAGTACTTCAGATTAGTACCAACACCAAGGTACTTGGCACCGTTCAGAATAGACCACGCCCACAAAGAACGACAGACACCAAGGAAAGTGTTGTCAGAAATCTTTTGCCAGCCGCCGATCTTCTCTGGCGTACCTTGCCGGAAGCGCACCTTGTCGCAGTCATACCAACCGCCTTCGTTGGTATAGCGAGTGTTTTCCCGGTTGACCCCCGCCCTGAGTTGCAATTTTTTTAGCATTGTGGTACCCTGACTAAACTGGCATTCACCAGGAGAACACCATGTACGTCTACATCTGGAAAACGCCAAACGGCGTCCCCTTTTATGTTGGTTTTACCAAAACCAAGAGAAGATTTAATCCTTTTAATTCCGGCAATCGCAACTGGCTGTGCACACAAAAACTTGAAGAGCTTGGTGCAAGCAATGTAATTGTTGAACTGCGGCTTGTTGCTTCTGTCGAGGAAGGAGCAGAACTTGAGCGCAAACTTATTGCAGAAATTGGCCGTATTCAGACTGGAACGGGACCGCTTACCAATTTGCGCGAAGGAGGCGAAGGAGTTCAAAGTCCTACTCCTGCGCATCGTGAAAAATTGCGGCAAGTGATGCTTGAGCCAAACCATCCAGCACGAAGCGAAGCTGCCAGAGCAAAAAAACGTGCCCGACTAAATGCACCAGACGTAAAACAAAAGTTCCTTGGTGAAGCCAACCCAGCAAAGCGGCCAGAAGTACGTGAAAAAATTAAAGCCAAGTGGGAAGACCCTGAGCATAGGGCAAAAGTAATTGCTGCTCGTACTGGGTTAACCCGTGATTTGCCGGAAGCCGCTAAGCAAGTCTTACGCGATAACTTGGCAAATAATGATGCCATGAAATCATGGAGCGAACGCAATGGCAAAGATCCAGACTTTGACGCCAAACGCATTGCAGGGATCAGAGCAGCACAGCCAGCAAGGGCCGCAAAGATGTCTGATCCCGTTGCCCTAGCGCAACGCAAAGAGCGCCTCAAAGTCACAATGAATTCACCAGAGTTCAAAGCTAAACGCGCCTTATGGGATACACCAGAATATCGACAGAAGCTGTCCGAGAAAAAAAAGGAATACTGGGCAAAACGCAAAGCAGTGTAATTACTTCGTCACGCTCTTGGTTTTCTCAAAAGTCCGCATGGTGCTGATACCGAGCATACCCGTGATAACTACCCAGAGCAGATCAATGTTGAGCGTGGGCGGGGTAGGCCAGCCCTTGATAGAAGACCACCAAGCCAGCATAGGCTGAAGCATCGTGGCGTAAATGAAACCAATGCCACCGGCCCAACCAAAGAACGGCCTCCACCCAGCGACGAAGATACTGGGGTGAGCAGCTTCCTTGGCGTTTATCTCAAGCTGTGCGACGATCTGCTTGAGTTCCCCTTCTGCCGCCATCCGGATGAACTCAGCTTCTGCCTTGGCCTTCTCTGTCTTGTCTTCGGGACCGAACCGATCCAGAAGAGTCTTGCCAATATCCAGCAGTGGGCCAATGAGCAAAGGAGACATGGGTTACTCCATCAAAGAGGCAATACGAAGCGCCCAGCCACGGGAGAAGGCGGGCCAGTTGGAAAGACCCGCCATGAATTTTAGCCGTTGGGACAGCATACGCATACGTAGCGCGTCGGGGTTTCCGGCATTAGCCGCAGCGATGGTCTGAGGGCCAATAGCCCCGTCATCTTTTACACCAAGCGCCCGCTGCAACCACTTGGCAGACTGTCCGACACCACTGTTGACAGCCCCGTCGAATAGAACATACCTGATTGCCGGGGGCATTTGATCTGCCTTGACGGCGTCCCAGTACCGATCCTTGTAGATGCGCTTGGCAAGATCGAGAGGCAAGTCTTTCATGTCGCCCCGATAACCAACCTCGCGGGCTACGGCTTCGGTAACGCCGTAACGGGTTTTTCCGCCGGGATCGGCACTGTGGTCGGAATATCCTCCTTCGTGTTTCAGAAGGGTATCAAAGGCAGCATCGAAGTTCATGCTTAGCCCTTACTAGTCAGAAATTTGGCATGTACCAGCCAAACTTGTTCCAGCAGCGTCGTTGTAAAAATACACCGTAACATCTTTTAAGATTGGTCCAGTGCCCCATCCAACGGTTCTAGAAGAGGACAGTGCATAAATGGTGTTATTAGTTAATCCACCCGATGTCCACAAGTTGCTGTTGTTAACAAACTTAACCCAGTAACTATTACCAATGCTTGTCGTAGTTGGGAAATACCAATTATCAGATCCAGAAGGGGGCAAAACTATTGCGCCAGAAGAATTGCCGGTATATGTGACTGTTCCGTTGGTGTTGAGCGTAAGAGAACAAGAGCCTGTCGTTGTCTCTACCCCCCATGTCACTCCGGCGTTCACTGGAGTGCCTGATGAACCGGAAATATATCCAAGAGTTCTTGCGGCGAATGTCATGCGAACCCCTTGGAAAGAGTCGCGTACCAGAAGCCCGTAGACGAGCGATACGTGGCGACCAGAAGATCAGCAGCGTTAGCTCCTGTACTCAGCACCCCCGCCGAACCACCGGGCCACTTGAAGCTGGCAGGCCATGTCATGGTGCGACCGCCCGTGCCATCTTGGGTAATGAACCAGTTGATGGTTTGTCCGTCAGCAGCGTTACTGATCGTCGGTGCGGTGGTGACGTTGGCGGTGAACGTAGTCGTGAAGACGTTGGACAGTTGACAGTTAACCGTCATTGCCGTTGCTGAGAAAGTGACCGCAACAGACGGAGTTCTTGCAGATGTAAATGTACCGGCAGCGGGAGTCGTTCCACCGATAGCCGGAGGGCTTGCTAGGTAGTTGCTAAAACCCGTACCGCTAACGGTGGAGGAGGCCGAAAGAGTAGTAAAAGAACCAGCAGCGGCGGCGGTCCCACCGATAGCAGGCGGACTTGCTAGGTAAGTGCTAAACCCCGTACCGCTAACGGTGGAGGAAGCTGATAGCGTTGTAAAAGCGCCAGCAGCCGCCGCCGTGCCACCAATGGCCGGGGGGCTAGCAAGGTAAGTGCTAAACCCTGTACCACTAACCGTTGATGACGCAGAGAGCGTAGTGAATGCGCCAGCAGCCGCCGCCGTGCCACCAATGGCCGGGGGGCTAGCAAGGTAAGTGCTAAACCCTGTACCACTAACCGTTGATGACGCAGAGAGCGTAGTGAATGCGCCAGTATTCGGAGTAGTAGCACCAACAGTGCCGTTATACGCCCCACTAAAAGTGCCTGAGATCGTGCCGCCAAACGTAACGCCAGCCAGATAATCAAAAGCGTTTACAACGTCTGTCCCGTTGCAAGAAACTGCAACAGTCTTGCCGGTTGGGATGGTAATGCCAGCGCCAGCGGAGGTCTTGAAAACAATCGACTGCGAGCCAGAGGTTGCGTTCTTGACAAAATACAGCTTGCTTACCGATGGGCAAATGACGTTGCGAGTGGTCGTCAGGCTGACCGCGCTGGTGATGTTGAGCATCATGCTCCGCGCTTCGTCCGCAGCGCCATTTGAAGACGTCAGCGTGTAGTCAGCGTTCGACGGCATGGAAACCGTCGTGTACCCGGCGATAGCTGTATCGGTGAGGTTTGTACAACCGTCGTTTACAACCAAACCCCAGTTCGTATCCCCAACTGCGGGCTTACTCAGTCGAAGGCTGGCGGTATAGGTAGCGGGCATATCTTTTCCTTACGTCGGTATGTCTTGCCAATTTGACGTTTGCGCGGTGTCAATGTCCGTCCAGCCGGAAGCCTGCGTGTTCGTAACTTCAACCCAGCTTGAGGTCTGCGCGTTGGCGATTACCACCCACGCCGCCGCTTGCGCGTCTACAACGTCTGCCCAGTTTGCTGTCTGCGCAGTGTTAATGCCAAACCAGATCGGAACAGTGACAGTGACTGTGCCGATTTCCCCGGTGCCTTGAACTCCGGTGACAAGAACTGTTATACCACCAGCCGCAGCAATCTGAAATGCGTCGTTTTGAAACGCATCTAGTTGAAACGCGGTCGTCATTTAGTCCACCACTTTGACAGGCTTAGTCAGGGTCGCATGGATATCTTGAGCGGCTTCTTTGTAGTTTGCCAGCGCAAACTGCACATGCTCCGGGTGGCGAGCGCCAAGCTCCGGCGAGAAAGAGTATCCCCAAGTAGCGTCGAAATTACAAGAGTAACCGTTAGGGTTCCACTGCTTGTCGGTATGAGGGGCGTTTACTTTGCGCCAGTCATACTTGAGGTAATAGAAGAACATCTCCGCAACGGGAGGCCACTGATGGGTGAAGTCTCCATAGGCCCGATTGGACGCCCAGTGCGGAGTAATGATCGTTGCCTTGGCACCGTCCTTCATGACCCGGAAAGCCTCGTTCATGAAGTGAACCCGCTGCATAGCGGTCAGGTGTTCAAGAAAATGGCTGGCGTGAACCTCGTCTACCGAGCCGTCTTCCCAAGGCCAAGGATCAACGCCGATATTGAGGACGACATCAACCCCCTCCATCGGGTATTGATCTACACCGACGAAGCCTTCACGCTTCTTACCACCACAACCGAGATCGATCTTTGTCATTTGTTCCTACCACACGTAGTCAGGAATGCCGCCGCGCTTCCCGTCGAGGTCATAGTGTCCAACCTTCACGCTTGTGTCAATAGCACAACGATACCCATACTGACGAGCATTGCCCCAGAAGTAGAGATCCTGCGTGGCAACGCCATTCTCAGTCTGCGTGACGAACCAAGGTCTGCGAAGACGCTCGTCCTTGAACATATCCAAGCGCCAGACGTTGAAACCCATGCCGGTGCCACAGCACTCAACAAGACCGCCGTTCGGATCAGGGCGCTGGGGGCGGAAGTTAAGCACCGGGTCTTTGGGATCGCCCCAGATTTGCGCTGCACCACCCGGTCCTTGAGTGAAATAGAGCCCGCCAATACAGGCAAACTCAGGATGCGCCTCCATCCGAGCCAGTAGCTTGACAATCCCGTCAGCAGGAGGGATGTTGTCGTGTTCCAGCGTGATGATGTACTTCCACTTGCTCAGGTCTGGGTGAGCGAGGATGCTCTCGATGGCAGAGCTAAACGCCTTGCCGACCTCCATGCCCACAGCCCAGAGCCGCGTAAATTTTGCGTTCGGCGGCGCGTACATATTCATCCAAGACGCAACTGCCTTGGTGGGAATCTGCCCGAAGCACGGCACGATCTGGATGCACGACAGGTCTTTGTAAGCCTTGTCTGCTGTGAGCCGAGAGATCGTCTGATCCAGATCGGCGTTGTGTTTTCCCCCGTCGTAGGAGGAGATGATCTGCGGCTGCATTAAGGCATTCCGACAAGCACAGTAGCAACGTAAGAGGCCCCGCCCGTTACATCAGACTCACGGACACAAAGCGCAATTCTAGGCACAGGCTCGGACAAAACGATGTAAACAATATTGTCAACCGTAATTCTTTGGCACGAAGCAAAGTCGTTGATGTCCATGCTTACACCGTGCTATTGATGAACATGATGGCGGGGGCTCGTAGGGCGAGAGAGTCAGACCCGCGAATCTGGCTAAACGCCACGCTGTTGGGGAGCCCAGATGTAGTCACTGAATAAACGCCTTGCCCCTGTGTAAATTGCATGGTGGTGTTATGGGACGCCCCAAAGAAGCCAACAAAGTTGCTGTTGACTTGAGTCACAAGCATTTGCGACAAAGAAGCGTTTTGACCGCCCGTGGTGGAACGGGAAAGCTGTGCAATGTAAATTTCCTGCTCTTGGACAGTCAAGCTCCACGGGAAAGTCAACAAGCGCATACCAGAGAACAGCGACCAATGCGTACCGGTCGTGCCTTGAAACGTAAAGTTTGTTGAAAATGAGGTACTGCTGGCAAGGGAAAGCGTACTGACGTTCTGCGTATAGAACCCCACCCAGTAGCTCAACGTTAACGTGCCGTTGGAGTTGGAGGCGTTTGTGTACGCAACAGGAACGCCGACTCGGTCTTGGAAGTAATACGGGCAGTGTTCCGGCTCAAAGTACAACGTGCCTTGCCCCTGCTGACCGGCAACCATCCCCAAGTCAGCATACGGGGGCCAGCCATCGTAGGTGTTGTTGGCAACGACGGAAGCCGTCATCGTGGAGCCATTCAGGCCAAACGACACGCCGTTGGAGTTGCTGAAAACAACCGTGTTGTTTGTGACGGTTGAAGCCCCGGCAGCAATTTCCACACCGCCGCCTCCACCACCAGCCGCGCCTTGAATAACGATGGTGTTGGAGTTGCCGCTCAAGGTGATGTTGTTGCCGCCAGAGAAGTAGATGGGCGCCTCCGTGGTCAGCGAAGTGCTGGTAGTCCCTGCGGTGTTGCCTTCAAGGTTCCAGCCGTAGAAATGATCATCGGAGTTGTTGAGAGACAGCGCCACGCCGTTGGTATTGACGGAGAGCGTACCGTTGAGATTGGTTAGGGCAAGCGTGGTGCCGGTTCCCGCCTTGTTGGTATCGACAGTCTGAGCGGCGTAGGTCGTCAGGAACTGAGGCACGGCCATGCTAAGGCCGTTGGTCCCGAGAGCAGCGGTGATAGCCGTGCCCGCAGTCGTGGTGGATGTAAATCCGGTTCCGGCTCGACCAGAAGTCAGGTCGTTTACAAAGGTGGTAATGAATTGGGGCACAGCCATCGACAGGCCGTTGGTGCCCAAAGCTGCCGTGATTGCAGTACCTGCCGTAGTTGTGCTGGTGAACCCGGTTCCTGCAATTGCCCCAGACGCTTGTGTCTGCGTGGACTGCGTAGCAGTCGTGATGAACGGAGGCCAAGCAGCGGAAAGTCCCGCTGTGTTGTTTGTGATGCCTACCGTCGATCCAGCTTGCGTGGTGCTGGTGTAGCCCGTCCCGGCATAGTCGGTCTTGACCGAAGCCGTCATCTGGTTGGTGCTAAGACCAAACGTGACGCCGTTGCTGTTGGCAAACTGGATCGTGCCAGTATTTTGTGTGTACGTGCCAGAACCTTGCAGGGCCGCACCGCCGCCACCGCCAGCAGCGTTACCACTCAGGGACAAAGCTACGCCATTGGTGCCGACATTCAATGTGCCGGTAATGTTGGTTAGGGCAAGCGTAGTACCAACGCCAGCAATATTTCCTGCGGGTTGCGTCTGTGTAGTCTGGGCAGCGAACGTGGTGATGTACGCCGGAACGGCCATCGAAAGGCCATTTGTTCCGAGAGCAGCAGTGATTGCGGTTCCCGCTGTCGTAGTCGAAGTAAAGCCCGTACCGGCGCGGCCTGAAGTCAGGTCGTTAACGAAGGTCGTGATGTACTGGGGCACAGCCATCGACAAACCATTAGTGCCAAGCGCAGCGGTTACAGCCGTACCAGCCGTAGTCGTAGATGTAAACCCCGTACCTGCCCTGCCAGACGTCAGATCGTTAACGAAAGTAGTGATAAACGCCGGGACAGCCATTGAAAGGCCATTGGTTCCCAGCGCGGCAGTAACCGCAGTACCAGCAGTCGTTGTGCTGGTGAATCCCGTACCAGCGATGTTCCCAGAGGCTTGAGTCTGCGTAGACTGTGTAAACCCAGTGATGAACACCGGGACGGCCATTGATAGTCCGTTTGTCCCCATAGCCGCCGTGATGGCGGTGCCGGTCGTAGTAGTCGAGGAAAAGCCTGTTCCCGCAATGGCACCAGACGCTTGAGTCTGTACTGTTTGAGCAACAGTATTAGCGCCGCTGACAATAATTGTCGCTGCGCCCGCAGCAGTTACCGCGCTCAGTGTGACGTTATTTCCACCTTGGAACGCGATGTTCGTTCCGCTGATGGTGGACTGCCCTGCGGTGTTACCAGCGAGCGTGATCTGCTGGTTGTGAGCAGAATTCCAGTCACTCGGGCGAACGACAGAAGTAGCTGTACCGTCCGCTACCGTCTGGCTGTAGGCATGGAACAGGGCCATTTAAGCAATCCTGATGATCGCGCTGGTAGCGTTAGCGGTCGGGAATTGAATCGTGAACGTGCCGGAAGAAACGGCTTGATCAGTACCAAAGTCAAGGACTGCGATGGACTTGTTGCTCTGGCTGCTGTTGTAGATCAGCGCCCCACGGGCTGTAAACGTAGCGCTGCCCCACGAAGAATTGGTGAAGCTGACGAACGCCGTCGTGCCGGAACTTGAAACCGTAGTGCCTGTCAGGACGTTTCCACCAGCCGTATAACCAGCGCCAGAAACTTCCCCGGACGTCGTGTACGCAGTGGTCGTGGCGTCAAGATTAGCTGCGCTGGTGTAAAGCGCAATCTTGAGCGTATCCACCAGAAGGTCTTGATCTCCGTTGAGGATGTCTACCTTGAAGCTGGTGGTCATGCACTGAGTAATAGCCATCAGATCACCTTGGTTCTAAGCTGCCCGCTGCGATAGGCGTCTTGACGTTGCTTGCCATCGCCAAGGTTCTTCAGGAGGGTCAGCGATTGCTGGTACTCCTTATCGTACATGGCAACGATGTCCTGCTCCTGCTTCATGTATCGAGCAGCCTCGACCATGACCGCATTAAACAGCGCGGAGTCAAAGTTATCCCCAAGCCACGAAGTCCCCGCGTCCACAATACTCTGAGGATAGTAGAAGTAGTGAAGCTCGGCAGTCAACGAGGCGCTCGGCGTCGGGCCAAGAATCAGGGATAGCTCATTAGGATCAGAGCTAGTCGGCCCAAAGATGGCGTAGTACTTGGGAGTCCCTGTGCTTGACGGCGTAGGGTACGCTTCACGGATGAAATTCACATCCTTGTTCAGCAGGTAGGTATACGCGCCGAGCGCGTCAATGACGGCAAGGCTAAACACCGACAGGAAGTCAGTCGGCGCGGAAAGATACTTGTTACCCGAAGTCAGCGTGCCCGTGACGTTCTTGCGAAGAGCAGGCAGTTGAACGCTGTTGTAAATCTTCTGCTCTGCCAGCTTGGTAAGCTCGGCAAAAACAGTACTGGAGAACGTGTTCTCACAGTAATTTTCACAGGCGGTCTGAAGTTCGGCGTAATTCATAGCTTAAGCCATCGGACCCCGAGCCATCGTGCCCTTGGTGGCCGCACCGTTACCGCGAGTCTTGATACCCGAGGTTTTGGGAACAGGCGGCTGGTTGGCAGCGATATTACCAACAACGAGGCACTTCTGGTCTTTCAGGGTTTCGACGTTGTTGCCGTCGTACCCGTTACCGACTTGCTGCTTGTAAGTCTTAGGTGTGCTCATGATTTAGCCCGTCTTCTGGTTCATAGCGCGGGAGAGGTTCTTGCCGAACTTCATCCGGTCATCCGTGGTCGGGCCACCCTTCTTGAAGGTCTTGGCCTTGCCGGGGTGCATCTTGGCTTCATGCTTGCCAACTGCTTGTTGGGGGGTCATCTTTGCCATGTCAACTCCTTGGTGGGGTTACGCTACTGTAGCGGTTCTTCCTGCTGATGGGAAGGGGTGCGTTAGTTTACAGAAAGTACGTTTATGCCGATAGCCCCGGCATTTGGGCTCGTCTCAAAAATAACTCCAGCGTTTGTAAATGTTGTTGCAACAGCCCTACTTGCAGACAGCACGCCAGAAAGTCCCCCGAGGTATATATACTTCCCTGTGCCATTTAGCACAAACGCAAAAGACTGTGTTCCTACACCAAAAGTGCCAATATTTAAAAACCCTGTAGTCCCAGAGTTATCAGTAATTGAGCACCGCCACATTCCTGTTGTGCGTATATATCCAATTTGGAAACTTGTGTAACTTCCGGCAGCGATATTGTTGATATCATTGGCGATATAAAAAACTGCTACCAAGTCAACACCGGTAACAGGAACAACAACTTCCGTTTCAACAATAAAAGAATTTCCTGACAAACTCAACGACACCCCAGCGGACTTAAACAGCGTGTTAGTTGCTCGTAAATTACCTGTGCCGTCTAGTTGTAGCTGCGTTGTCCCGACCGTTGACCCTCTAGCGTTAACCCAACTTTGTCCGGTGTTGGCTACATGCCCACTAAGCGGGCCAGCCGGCCCGTCAAACGTATCAAGAAACAGATAAGGTATCGGCACAGGCACCACCACAGTCACGTTCCCAACTTCCCCGCCAGCAGAGGTGTACTCGTTGGCGTCGAGGAAGTTGTAGACAGGGACAAGCTGCTCGCGGCTTTGTGGGTATTCTGCAAAGTCAGGGCGGGGATCACGCACAGCTTGCGGATCTGAGATAGGGTACATGCCCAGTTGCAACTGCGGATGATCTTCTTCCCAGCACTCCCGGCATACCTTGATCTCAACCTGCTTTGTCTTGAGGACAAGTTTCTTCAGGTCTTTCAGCTTCGTGCGGATACCGCAGCGGTCGCATTCTGCAATCGCTCTGTTGCCAGCGGTAAAACGATTAGCCATAGTGGGTTAAGAATTGGGGAACGCGGCGGTCGGCGGGGTGAAATTTGCAGTATAGCGAGCTATGCCTTTGGTGATGCGGAGGTCGTCTATGTATCTCTCCAAACCCTCCCCAGCCCGAACACTGACTACCGATGATACAGATGTGGTATCTGTAAAGGATGTTACTGGGAATGAAGATGGGTATGCCCCATTTCCTAACGACTGTAAAACACCATTAACAAACAAACGGCACACCCCGCTTTGTCTTGTAAAAGCAATATGGTTCCAATTGCCAGCCGCGTCCGATTGCGAAATAGCGCATGACCACACTGTACTCACTGAACTTTTATTAACAGCAACTTGCAGTTTGTAATTAAATCCAAAATCACCGTATCTAACTTGAAGATTAATGCTGCTTGAATATAAAATGTCTACAATGTATTGATATTGTCCAGTATACGCCGTAAACGCCCACGCTTCGATAGTAAAGTCACCAGTACCAAATTCAAAGTCACTTGAGCCGGGTGTTGACAAATAGCTGAAGCCGCTACTAAAGAAACTGCTACCCGTACCAAATTTAACAATACTAGTATTTACTTGCGCGCCCGAGTTGGCAGTAACAGTTTTTGGACTTGGCGAGTTATCCGTGAATGTCGTACTGCCATTGGTGCCATCCATATGAAGCAGAAGGCTGACGTAAGCATAGTACGGATCTGTTGGAACAGGGGGCGGCAATACCACAGTCACGTTCCCAACCTCACCGCCAGCAGAGGTGTACTCGTTAACATCAAGAAAGTTGTACACCGGAACTAGCGCGGATCGGCTTTGTGCGTACCCAGAAAAGTCAGGTCTTGGCTGAAGAAGCGCCTGTGGATCGGCAACGGGGTACATGCCCAGTTGAAGCTGCGGTTGATCCGGCACCCAGCATGATGGACATGCCTTGATAGAAACCCGCTTGGTCTTGACAACAAGATTCTTGAGATCGCGCAGCTTGTACCTAAAACCGCATACATCACACGCAGCAATGGACTGTCTGCCAGCGGTGAAGCGATTAGCCATTGCTTATCTCAAACTTGTTGTGCTTCTTAAGGTTATCTAACCAAGGCACAACTTGTAAATTTGTCGGAACGTGTAAGCCAGAAACCTTTTTACCGTTAAGCGGAAGTATATGATCTACGTGCCACTTAAAACCAAACATTTGAGTTCTAATAGCAGCAAGTTCATATGCCTGCTCAACCATCCATTTATCGTCTTCGGTCAACCACGGCGGGATGCGTTGTTGGCGTTTTTGGTGGTTTAAGGCTTTTGAGGCGGTATCTTTACCGGAGTTGGCCGCTATCCATTTTTTCCGCGCAGCAATCTTTTTTTGTTGGTTTGCTTCAGCGTATGCTTTATCTTTCTCTGCTACATGCTCTTTGTTAGCTTCTTTCCACGCTGCTTTTTGTGCGGCAATCTTAGCTGCATTTGCTTCTCTGTACGCTTTATGGTATTCCGCAACACACTTTTTGCAATGCGGTCCATGCTTTGGGACGTACACAAATGTGATGTCAATGCTGCAATCAACACATGTACGTGGTGTAGGAGTTTTTGGCAAAAGAGCCGCAGCTTCTTTTTTGGCTTTTGCTTCTTGTTGTAACCGCTCTCTACGCCGCTTACCGCTCAGATAAAACTGGTCCTTGTGCGCCAAATAGTACGCACGTTTAGCAGCTTTTTCAGCGGTGGGATCTTTGTAAGGCATGGTTAGTTGACAAACATCTGCCTTGGCACAAAACGTATAGCGGAACGATCTCTATCTTCAGAACTAGCAAAGTCCCAGTCAAAGTCGTACTGAGCCTTGAGGATGTCCAGTCGATCCATCGCACCGGGGATCTTGAGCGCAAGGTAGTAAGCCAGCCCAGACACCATCGCCGGGATGAACCGGAACGGAACGTCCATCGTATTGACACCGCTCCCAGCGTCCTGAATCCTGCGCAGCCGCCAGTATACGAAGGTGTAACTCTGCGATCCATCCGGCGTAGGCCAGACCGTGATGTTGGGCGTAGGGGCTTGACGGTTGATGTAAACCTGAATCGGCCTAGCCTGAGTCAGCTTGTTTGGGATGGACGAGTACGTAGAAACGCTGATCCGCGTGATGGTCAGGTCTGCCTGCGTTGAAACATTGCCTGCTCCCGTGCGGATCACATGCTCCATCAGGTCTACCGTATCAGACGGAAGGTCGTAGGTGGCAGTGCCTTGTACCAGAGGAATGCTCCCCTGCTCAACGGTCCACATATTGATGCCACGGTTCGCCCAGTCTGCAAACAGCAGGTTCAGGCTGCGCCGCGCAGTCTTCATGTCGTAGCCCGTGCGAAGCTCGGCACCGCAGCGTTCAAAGGCTTCCTCGACCAGTTCAGACAGATCGAGGTTAAACGTCGTTGTCTGGGACGTATTTCCAGTATATGAGAGGACGGGCATGGCTAGTCCTTAATAATTAGGGTAAGGCGCTGTTGGCGGTGTGAAGCTGCTTGTATACCTAGCAACCCCCCTAGTAATACGGAGATCGTCCATGTAGCCGTTTAGATACCCAACATTGCCGTAAGGGCTACCGCCAATAGTGAAATCCGGGCCGTTGAAGTTAACGCCCAGCCCGCTATTGGATGTGTCGTACAACACGCCATCAAAGAACCGGTACCACGAGGAGGTGCCCCTAACAATGGCAACGTGGGTCCATGTATTTAGCGCAAACCCACCGTATTGCCCAAATATATTGAGAGCTGCCGTGCTGACTTGCGCACGAACGGCAATATCAATGCCATCGCCCCCAGTACCACTTGATCTACTGTTAAACAAATACCCGGCATCGCTCGTCAGATACATCCAATATTCAACTGTGAGCAGTCCTGCACCAAGACCCCCAGAAACCGTTGCCGTAGCATAGTCTCCGCTACCGTCGCCAGCATAACTACCCGTGCCAAATTTAACAACGCTTGTATTAACTTGTGCGTTGCCGTTTGCCGTTAGCGTCTTGGGGCTTGGTGAGTTATCAGTAAACGTAGTGCTTCCGTTACTGCCATCCATGTGCAGCAACAGGATGACGCTGGAGTAGTAAGGGTCACCTCCCGAGCGACCGCTACCAAGCATCATCTGCTGAACCGCGCTCATGTCAGACCCGTACCGCTGATGAGCCAAGAGGTCGTGCCAATCTTGATCGCCGTGGCAACGCCGTTCTGCGCGAGCGTCCTGCTGCCCGTCGTAGTCGATCCAGCCAGCGTCATGGTGTCGCTGTTGATGGCGATGGTGATGCTGCTGGCGTTGGTGTTGACGAACGTAATGGCCGTCCCGAGCGGATAAGCCACGCTAGCGTTAGCTGCAATCGTGAAGGTGATCGAGCCGGTAGCGGTGTAAATGTGCTTCCCAGCATCCGACGCCACAGTCACGTAGCTGGTGCTTTGGCTGTTCTGAGGCACCATGCGGAACCCGACAGCGTTGGAGTCAAGACCAGTGCCTTGAAGGTACGCAGCAGCAGTTGCGGTTTCCGATGCGTCAAAAAGCACTACGCCCGGAATGGTCTGCCCACTGTATCCAGTAGCAAAAACGGCGATGCTGTACGTGCCATTTGCAGCGTAGAACTGATACTCCCCATCTGAGTTGGTGATCGTCGGGTTAGGGGTCGTGGTAATGCCGTTGTCGCTGTACAGCGTAGCCAGCGCACTCAAGGAGTCATAGACGTAGACAAACGCCCCGCTGATGGCGTTGCCCGAGCGGTCTTGAACTACGTCAAACTTGCACTGCATGGCTACCTCTTTGCTGTTAGCGCAGAGCGCTTGAATGCCTTGGCTGTGGGAGCGCCAGCAGTACCGGGCTTACGCATCTTTTCACCTGAGCCCTGAGCAATCCGCTGACGCTTGGCGTTGATGTTTGCGTACAGCCCAATCGGCCCACCTTCAGCATACTCGGCAAAGTCGGTGCTGTCCCGTCGCGCCTTGGTTTTGGCGCTAGGCATCTTCGCGGGGTTGATACACCCCATACCTCGGGACGGACGCATCACACCACCTTGCACTTAGTCTTGCCGCGTTGAGCGCAGCCGTCGATCCTGCCGCCCTTGGCGTAGCCCTTGGCGCAGCCGCCCTTTTTCAGCCCCATAGGACTTTCTCTTTGCGCCATCACCGGACGCGCAACGGGAAGACGCATACCCTGTGCCGCCAACCGAGATTGCATTTGAGCTCGCAGCTTGTCAGCATCGGCAGGATTAAATTGTGGACGGCTCATGCCAAGGCTTGACATGGTGCTATTCATCTTGGCAATTTCTTCCGGCGTAGCTGGGCGACCACCGCCCAAGTCTTTGATGAGTTGAGAAAGTCCTGCCCCACCAGCGGGAGTCATGGACGGGCTCATCATGCGACTAGGGCCAGCGCGGCCCACAGGCATACCGCCCATGGCAAATTTCTTCGGCTTCATACAAACCTGCCCTTCGTCTTACCGCGCGACTCGCAGCCACCGCCACGGACAGAGCCACCCTTGGCGTAAGCCTTGACATTGCCGCCCTTCTTGAACCCGGCTTCCATGTCGGAAGAGCGCATCTCATCGTACCTACGCTCTGCTTCTTCTCGCTTCGCGGCAAGTCGCGCACGGTCAGCCGCGCCGCGAGCAGTAGACTCCTTAAGCTCTTGTGCCCGCCTAGCCATATCTTCAATCATCTCCCTCGGCCTTGCAGCAGCGCGAGTTGCAGCTTGGGTAGCGGCCTCGTCGGCTAGCTTCGACGCTTTAGCAGCTTGGTACATCTTGCCGAGCTTCTGCGCCCCCGCAATCCCTGCGCCAATACCCGCACCGATACCAAGCGGAGGGAGCGTCTTTTCAGCTAGTTCCTTAGCGCCACGGCCAAAACGCTCAAGCCTAGACTCTTCGCGGGCGGGCGTATTTTGCCCCATCGGCTTAGGAACTTCGCTCGCTCTGGATTCCGCAACAGTGTCCTTAAAAGACCCAGCCGCAGCGCCCCGACCGCTCGGAGCCACATTGTCACGCGGGCGACCGCTAGGACCGGGAGGGCTAGACTTGGAAACAGCCTTGGGTGCAGAACGCTTAACAGGAGGAGCTTCATCCTCTTCACCGGCAAGACGGCGCATGATCGCTGCGCGAGCCCGCATCCGGGTATCGTCATCAATATTCTTGTTCTCACCTTCGGTGACGCCACCTTCGGCGTACTTCTTCACTTTGCCGCCGCAAGCCTTCTTGGCCGGAGGTTTCGCGGGAGCCGAAGCTGCTTCTTTAGGGGCGGGGGCAGTATTGGTGAGCGAACGCTCATACGCCTTCCCCATATTTACCGCCGCCGCGTCCTTGCGGGCGTTCTCAATTGCTAGTTGTTCGCGCCGGGTACGTTCGGTGTCAGCCATTTCCTGCTCCTTACTTGCAGCTTCCGCCGCCCATCATCTTGACGATCTTGCCCTTGGTCTTGCCGCGAAGCTCGACACCGCCGCCCTTGGCGTAGCCTTTGGCTTCCTTCATTTCATGCTGGATCATGGACTTGGGAGCGCCTTTCTTCTTCATGAAAGCCACTTCCTTCTTCATCATTTCCTTGGATTCTTTCATATCACCACCTTTTGCAAATTTACGGCCCTTATCGGCCTCAGTGAAGTCGCGTCCAACGGACTGCGGAATTCCCGCCTTCTTTGCAAAGGAGGGGTTATGGGCAACAGCCGCCATCAGGCGATGTTGTTTAGAAGAGGTAGAAGGCATTATCGCATCCTGCCTTTTGTTTTGCCACGTTGAGCAATGCCGTCACCGCGCCGGGAAGCAGTTTTAATCAACCCACCCCGCGCTTTTGCGACGGGTTCTTCTGCTTCCGGGGGCTCATCAGCCATTGATTCTGTTACTTTGTCCATAACTTTCTGGACAACGTATTTTTTAGCTTCGCGTTTAGCTGTGCCAACAGGATCAATCATTGCCGACGCAGACCCAGCGGGCATCCCAGTCTGTTCATCCACGCCTTCGGCAATTTTACCGATCACGTACCCTTTGGGGTCAACAAGCCCAGAAGGCAAGCCCGCCTTTTCTAACTGCTTACCAGCGAGGTACTTAAGCGCAGCAACAACAATAGGGGCTGGCATTGTTTACTCCAAATTCCTACGCTCACGGATAGTGTCCAGCTTTTTTTCAAGCTGGTCGAACCGATCAAAGAGTTGTTTCATATCCTGCCTGAATTCTGCCCGCGTAATGTGATCCCGTGCAATTTCTTCGCGGGTGCGGTTGACGAGAATCCCAAGGCGCTGAATCTCAGCAAACTTGTCTTTAAGGATAAAGCCCATAATCCCAAGGACTACGCTGAGAACCGCGTTCCAGATCATCATTTCCATGACTTAACACTTCCATGCCCGCAAACTTTTGTTGATGCGGCTGTTGGGATCGTTTGCCGTTTTCTCGCTGGTGAGCTTGGCTTTCATGCCTTTCATCCGGGCACAGAATGAGTCACGGCGAGGACCGCCTTCAGGCTGCGGAGCTTTAAGCCCCGGCTTGCCCGGATTAGCTTTGTTGTACGACGCACGGCCTTTGGCATTGAGCCCACCGGACTCTGCCTTGCCTTCCTTGCGGGTCCAAGCTGGGGTTTTTGCCATGATTAAAACCTAAAGCCAAAGCTCAAGCTAGTGGGTACACCACGATTTATGGCGGATAGGGCTGGAAAGTTCCAGCCAGTATTATTGCCGCCATTCACGTTACCATAGTACAAAGCAGCAGTCCAGATAGCACCGCCCGTTACAACGCTATCGCTGATAGTTGTGAAGTAAGCGTTTACAAACCCAGTACTGCACGAAAGCGTATACGTACTACCGGGGACCGTGCTAGCTACAGTGATTCTAGAGGAGTTAAACGCTGAAAAAATAAACGATGTAGCAGTGTGGGTAACACCGTTCTTGAACTGTACGGTGCCCGTAACATTTGGGGTCGAACCCAAAGAACAACTGACTTGCCCATTAACAGTTAACGCATCAGCAAAAACAGTTGTCCCACTTACCGGAGCAATAGAAAGCCCTTTGGGCCAAGTAACTCCAGCGGAGGTAATTGTCTGCGTCGTGCCATAAATAGCGCCAAGTCCAATCAACGCAGCGCCTGTTCCAGTCAAAGTAATTGCAGAACTAAACGTCACGTTGCCGTAAAACCCCGGAGCGCCTGTCCCAAAAGCAATGGTAGCGGGAAGAGTACGTATTGCTGTAGTTATGTTGCCAACAGGATTACTCAAATTAAATGTGATTGTTGCGCCTGAATTTAGGCCGGTGTCTTCAATAACCACCGTGTCTTGCGCAAGAGGATAGTTATTGAGCGCTGGCACACCACCAGATGTCAATGCCCACGCAGTATCTGTCCAGTTCCCACCAGCCGGTAAGTTCCAGTATTTCGTGACCCCAGCAGTAAACGTAATACCGCTGTTGTTGAGCAAGTTACCAATGCGCGTCCCGGAGACGGGCGCGGCTGCTCCGGTAATTACAATGTCTCTGAAATCAACATCAGCCAACGCCGCCATCGTTGCGACGTTGAGCGTCGTTTGTGACCTATAGGTAGATGCACGAACCTGCATACGGATAACCGCCGTGTTAGCCGCCCCGAGCGTCAGTGTGCCGTTAATTGTCTGAGTCTTACCCGATTCAAAAGCACATGAAGGAAAAGAAACTGCGATTTTGCTGGTGTAAGTCAGATTATTAAACGTGTTGGAGCCGTTGATTGTAACGGACCCACTTGAGGTTGATGTAAACGATACGTTGTAGAACGTCAGGCCCGCACTGTTAACTGTTGGGTTTGCATTTGAATAGGCGATGGTTGATGTGCCAGCGTTGAAAGTTAGGCTAGTAATTGTCGTGGCAACAAACGCATTTGCACCAGTCAGCGTAACCGTGGAAGACCCAAGGTTAATAGTTCTGTCTAAACTTGTATTAGAACCAAGTGATACAGCGGTCAACGCAAAGTTATTTGTATTAATCGTTCCCGCATTTACGGAAAAAGCATTGCAAGTTAATGCACTACCCAAATTAAAAATCAAACTTCGGTTATATGCCTGTACTGAATTAACAATAGTAACACTACCGACAGTAACCCCGTTTGTGGTCAGGGTCGCAGAATCTTGAAACGTAAGGATTGTTATACCAGAGTACACAAAATTAACGGCGGGTAGAGTCATGTCGCCGTATAAATACAACCGGCCAGATCCTGCCAAAGTCATTGTTCGGTCTAGCGCACCACCAACACCGCCCGTGCTAAAACTCTTACAGAATGGTGTGTTGGTCGTTGTAGTGCCACCAATAGTGACCGTGAAAGGCCCGCCAGTGTCTGAATTGGCATCAAACACTACGTCATCTTCCGGCGTAGGGGCTCCAGCGTTACCCGTCCCGCCAGACGTAGCCGCCCAGTTCTTGGTGGCGGTCTGATCCCACGTACCAGACCCGCCAACCCAGTAGTACGTCGCCATTTATTCCTCGCTCGGGGCGGTGACAATGGCATACCAAGTATCAAACCTAGCCTGTTTCATGGCGTCGATCTGCTTCTTGGTGTATTTTTCGTCGTCGGGAAAGACAAGCGCGTCCCGAAAGACAAGCCCATCCTTCTCGATTTCAAACTCAATAACCATGATCAGTAAATACGGACCAAACTAGTCGCAGTCGTGCTGGTCGCCCAAACACGAATAACTTGCACCGGGATGACCGAGCCACCGGGGACAGCAGTGAACGTGACAATATCCCCATTAGCCGTGGTGACTTGCACGTTCCCCGCAACACCGACATAGATCACGGATGGATTCGCCAAATTTACACTGTCATTTGGCGTGACAACCTCTGCCCCCGCAGGGAACATAGGGAATGTCGGACTGTAATTAGTCTGCTTACCCATTAACGCACTCCTAAGACAAGGGGGCCGTAGCCCCCGTCATCAGTTCTGGAAGGTGGTGGGGTTCTGCGAACCGTCCGGCGCACGTTGGATGTACACGACAGTCACAATGAACCGGCCCGCACCCAGAGTGCCCGTACCGACCACATTACGAATCCAGATCGTCGTGTCAGCGGTCGTGGAGGTTTGCCAAGCAAGCTGCGTAGCGGCAGTCGCCGTGCCACGGAAGCGGCCACCAGCGGTGGTAGCAACACCCGCCATCAGTTGAGCGCCGCCAGAAGCAGTACCCACCGAGATGGTCGTCGTGCCGGTCGTGGCAGCAACCACTTGGTCAACAACGATGTCGTAAATCTGCGAGCCTTGCGGGATCACAAAGGCAGAAACGTCGTAATTGCCCTGAGCCGTGTTGGTCAGATCACCCGAGTCATAAGACTGAGCAACGGTCACAAGGCCCGTATTGCGACCCGGGTTGTAACGCTGGGTGCCAACGCGCACGGGACCAGAGAAAGTAGCGAAACTCATGGTTTTGTCCTCAAATTGCGCTTACCGTCCTTGAGGGAGGTCTGCCAAGTCAGTCGGTAAGCTGGTGTCTTGGTTTCGTCTTTATATCACGGGTGTTTGGGGAATGCAAGCGTCTGCGTAGCGAAACACCCAACCTTTTTTTGGGCCTTTGGATAGTGGCTGACCGGACTTGAGGGCGCGGCGCAGCGTAGGCATCAGCAAATTTACAGCCGCAAGTGTCTCGGTCAGACTTGTAAAATTACACTCGGCACCTTCCGGCGAAACAGCAATAACCGCCTTGCTCATCTTGGCACGGGACTCATCCGTGTGCTTTCGTCCTTGCCAATGGCTGTAGCTGCCCGCTTCTGCGGCGGCGCGTATCTTTGCCTTACCTTCTTCTGACACCTTCCGCCCGGCAGCTTTTGGTTTGCCTATCTGGGCGGCGCTTATCTTGGCTTTGGTTTCTGCGCTTCGTTCTTTGCCCGCCCAAGGGGTTACGGGGTTTAGTTTCTTTGCTGCGCTAATCTTGGCTTTTGTTTCAGCACTGTGTGTTGTGCCAACACGCGGATGATTGTTGTAGTCAGCCGCGTAAAAGTCTTTAAGCTGTTGGGAAATTTGCGCCTTTTGTTCGTCAGACATTAGCTTGCCAAAGTTGAAATGCGCTTCACCATATACCCCGCGCCAAGGCGCAACAGCGGCCGCGCCAGAGTTGTAGCAGTAAGGCTCCCCATGATGCTGCTTCAGCCACCAATCCTCAACCGACTGTAAATTTCCACCATCCGCTACTTCTTCAACTACTTCAAACACAAACTTTGCTTCCCCGTATTTGTTCCATGCGGCTTGCAAATGTTTGCAGTGGTGTCTGTTGCCGCGCAGTTGCTTACGATGCTCTCGGAACCTCACCTTCTTGTTGGTGGTACTTCCAACGTAAAACTTGTCGTTGACCAAATTGATGATCTTGTAGATTACCTGTGTCAAAGTCTACTCCTCAACGTTACAAAGCTAAGACCGTAATGTACCGCCGGTACGTGAGTTTGTCAACAGGCAAAGAAAAAGGCCCCCGTAGGGGCCTTCGACCAAGCGTAAGTGCTTGATTCTATTGAGGTTTTCCTCAAGTGGAGCCGGGCGAGCCGAAGATACCCAGCGGGTCCGACACCCCGAAGCTGTACCTCTCTCGGGCCTTGTACCGCATATTGCCCGTATCGAAATCACCGTCCATTGACGTAGACATCGGGGTACGAACAAAGTGCTTCAGACCGTTGGGCACATCCGTCGTCAGGAACCAAGCGTTGGTGTCGGTCAGGAAGTGGTTAACGGTGTAACCTTCCGGGACCGAGCCATTGTTCTTCAGAGCGTTGATGTCGTTGTCGGTCGTGCCAACACGGAGAGAAGTCTCCAGCAGGCGGGTCGCGACGAACATCAGGCTCGGCGGAACAATCAGCTTACGGGGCTTGGCGGCGATCAGCAGACCACGCTCATCCGTCCACGCAGCGATCTGGATCACAGCCGCTTCAAGGGAGGTTTCGTTCAGGTCAGTACCCGTCGAAGGACGGTTGCTGTTGGTGCCACCGGACACCAGCGGATGGTCGGTCGCGAACAGAACCTTGCCGTCACCATAGGTCGGGTTGCCCGAACCAGTGAAGCCTTGGTTAAGAATCGCAGCCGCCTTGATCTGCTTGGTGTAAGCCATGCCACGGGCCAGCGCCTTGGTATAACGAGCCGAGAGGCTGTCATACAGGTTGTCTTCCATCGCCTCTTCGGTGATGGAGAAACCCATAGCGATGGTTTCGTGCTGGTAACGCGCAGTCCACGCCTCTTGAGCGTTGTCATACGCGATGGCCGCGCCTTCGGTCTTCACCGGGGCCTGACCAAAACCAGAGAGCTTGGTTTCTTCTTCAAAGGAACGCTCCGAGCTTTCCTGCTCGTAGATTTCCTTATGCTCTTCGCCGTAGCGCTTGTACTCCAGACCAAACAGGGCGTTAAGACCCGGCAGGAGTTCCTTGAGTAGTTGTGAACGAGAAATTGCCATGATTCACTCCTTAGACGCCAAGCGGGTTGACGTAAGAATGGACGCCGTGGTTAAACTTAACCAAGACTTCCGGATACGCATCGCTGGGAGTGATGATGTCCACAATACGCATAGCCAGCGTAGTGGTGGAGGCACACGAACCCCAGTTCGACCCGGTGTCCAGAGCGGTGTTCGCCAGACCCGTGGTGGCGCTGCCCGAGAAACCACTCAGAGCGGCGTTCTGACCGATAGCACCGAGGGCGCCGTTGGTCTTCGAGCCGACAACAGTCGCGGCTTGGATCGAGTAAAGCTGATCCGGATCGTCACACACGCGGATGTAAACATCGGTGTAGCCAGCGGTGATCGCGTTAGCCGGGAGGGTCTGTGCATACAGCGGCTGGTTAGTAGCCGGATTCACAAAACGCACACCGACGCACACGCCCAGAATACCCGCCGTACCGTCCGAAGACGTAGCGGTGTACTTGGGAGCCACGGGGGTAGCCGAGATCGGGGTCGGAACACCGTTGGTGTTCATGTAGATGACGGAACCCGTGAAATACGCGGTTGCCACATTGCTGGGCAGACGGAACTCACGAATAACGCCACCGTTGAAGGTCTGGCCGCCGATAAGTTGAACCGGCTTTAGACCAAAGGGAGAGGCGGTAGCAGCCATTTATAACTCCTTGGTGGATTAAGAACCGCGTCCGAACGTCACCTTGGTTTGACGCTCCCTGAACAGGGGAGCCCGAGGATCGCTCTCGCGCATGAAGTTGTTGTCAACCGAATTCATCTGCCCATCAGCTTGCTGCTGGTAAAAAGCGTCGCGCTGTTGTGCAAACTCAATCGGGGTTTTGCAAAGGAGAAGCCCACCAATCTCAATGCTATCCGGGTAGCGGTTTTTGCCGCCGCCCATCAGTTGGATTTCGGGATGCTCAGAAGCCTTGACAGGCTCCCATCCTTCGCGCAGCTTGGAGGAAATGTTCATCGGGTCGTCCGTACCCAACGTGCTGACACGAATCCAGCGGAAGCCGTAACCCGGCTCCGGATCGGGATTAGGGAGAAGCTGCGGAGGCATCCACTGCTTCGGTCGCTCCGCCTTTACGCGGGTATCCTGTTCACGATTGATTCGATTCTCAGCCATTTTGATTCCTCAGTTGTTCAGCAACTTGCTTTGCGTAAAGCTCCAGAGGAACTCCAAGCCGCTTTGCAATTGATACTTGGGTTTGCGTAAGCACGATTTTACGGGGCGCTGTGCTACGGGTTGCGGATGCCACTACGGTTGACTTCTTCGGCTTTTCTTGAGGGAACGCATCAGGGAAAAGCTGACGTACACGGGAATTGATCTTCTCGTAGTACTCATCACTCGACGGATCGACACCACCTTCCACAAGTTTCTTGTGAACGGTCAGCGCAACTGCCGTCATTTCATCGTCGCTTCCGAACCAAGGATTGGCATTTTGCCAACTCTGGGCCTTCTGATCGACGCGAACTTCGGGCTCGCTAACCGGCCTAGGTGCGGGTTGTACAACATTTTCTTCCTGTTGTACAGGGGGTTTGAAATTATTTACGCGGTCAAACCGGATTTTTGCGGTTGTAAGGGCTTCCTGAGCTTCAACCAGCTTATCGGAATCCCCGGCTTCGTAGGCTTCCTTATATGCCCGCTTGGCGTCTTCCACCTCTGCGCTGACCACTTTCTTGGCCTGTTCCAGCAGCGCGGTTTGATTTTGTCCCAGACTGCCTTGGAGTTTCTTGTTCTCCTCCATGACGGTTTGAGCCAACCGCAGGGCTTCTTCCCGTTCACGCAGGGCGGCTTCCTTAGCCCGACGCTCTTCGTGGTAGCCCTTGGTGAAGTGCTGAATGCGCTTCTTGACGGAGTCGGAGTACTGCTCAAGCTCGTCATCCGTGACTTCAGCGGGCGGCTCCTTCATGGGAGCCCTGCCCCGGTCCTGCTCCGGAGTATCGTCAACGATCTCGACCTCGACATCTTCCCCGGCGTTTACAGCCGTAGGTTGAACTTCGGTGTTCTCGTCTGGAAATTTGAACGCTTGCTTCTCGATTTCAGCCATGAGTTACTCCTTAAATGCGGCCAATGCCCCGGGGGTCTTGAACCACCGCCTCGACGGAATCATCATTAATGATTCGCCATTCTGTGCCGTGAATCTTGACGCGGGTGCCGGTATTGGGTCGAACAAGCACGAAGTCGCCATTTTTGCAGGACGGGCCTGAAGGGAAACGGCTTTTATCGGCGTAGGCGTCTGGACCCATCTTCACCACGCACAACACGGGGGACATGATTTCTTCAAAATGAAGCGTTTGCCCTGCCTTGACCAGCCCGCTATCGTATTTATCATCAATCTTTGGAAGCGCACAAAGAAGGTGATACGTGACGGGATCAGGCAGTTGTCGCGCCTTTTCTTCCGCCGTGCTGGGTAGCGTGGTGGGTACGGCGTTTTCCGCAGCCGCAATTAGGAGTTCACTCATCGTCGTCTTTCTCAAGTTTACGCAAGAGGGCTTCTACAGTTTCATACGCGAGCGATAGCCCCCGAATCTCGCCGCACATACCCCGATACTCGGAGTAATCCTTCGCAGCCCCCTCGTACAAAGCCTTGGCAATGTACAGGCGGCGTTCGTCAATATCCTTCAGGATCAACTGGAAGTACTTGTCCATCACTGATTACCTTTCGGCGCAGCGGGTTTGGGCTGAGATTTGGTCATGTGCTTGACCACATCCACCCGGAGCTTCTTGTCGTTCTGCTGGTTCTGCATCGCCAGTCGGCTGTTGTTCTGCCGCTCCTGAGACTGCAACCGGGCCTGTTCCTTCTGGGCTTCGACCGCCAGACGTTGCTGCTCAAGCTGAATCTTCTGCTGTGCAATCTGGAAGTCTCGCTGGCTGTCCGCTTCCTTGCGCTTGAGTTCTTCTGCCTTAAGCTGAAGTTCTGCTTGTTGCATCTGGAGCATCGGGTCTTGCGCTGCCTGTTGAGCCTGTTGTTGTTGAGCCTTGGCTTGATTAACTTGCAGAAGCTGCTGGGAAGCCTGAGCAACCAGACGGGAAAGCTGAACCTCAATTTCCTCGGGAAGCTCTGCATCGGGCGCGGTCATCTGGACGCCAAGCTGTTCTTCGATCTGTGTCCGATACCTGAACGCCATGTGCTGGGCAACGTGGGCCATGATGGCTCCCTGCATCTGCTGCGCCATCGGGCTCTGGCCGATCATTCCCATGATCAGCGGGTCTTGCATCAGCGACATATGCGTCGCAATGTGCGCTTCGTGATCCTGATAAATAAACGCCTGAGTCGGCTTGCCCGTCAGGAAGCTCATGTTCTCTGACACAGGATCGCGGGGTTTCTGGTCATCTTCCGTAGGAATAAGCTCCTCGGCGTTCTTGATACCCAGAACCTCCAGCATCTGCTTGTGCAGCTTGGGAAGGTCGTAAATCTGCGGGGCACCTTGGGCCAGTTGCATGGCCGCTTGGTACTGCATGATCCGCTGCGCCATTGTGGCGGCGTTGGGATCGCTGACCGGGATAACTTCTACGATGTCGTAGTCAGACTGCTTGGCAGCGCGGTCCCCACCTTCGGGGGTGTAGGCATATTCCGTAGGAGCAAAGTCCCGGATGATCGCCTTGAGAAGTTTGAACTCCATCCGCAAACTGGCGTGGACCCGAGCCTGAACCGCGCTCATGGTCTTGAGCGTCCGCTCCAGCAGAGCCAAGGTTGTGCCGACAGGAGCTTGAGCGCTCATGTCGCTGATCTTCATGTCAGAGATCGCACCCAGCCTACGGCCTTCCTCGGTGATCTGGTTGAGAAGCGCCAGCAGAGTCTGGCTCGGCTCCTTGTACGGCAGCGGCATGATGTTGTCGCGCACCGTCCCGCTCGGAACGTCCACATCACGGAACTCACCCGGAGCGATGGGGGTGTCGTCTCCTTTGATCCGCAGACCACGGCTCTTCAGACCACCCGGCAGATTGCTCAGGGAGCCAGCGTCCACAAGCTGACGGATCAGGCTCGTACCCGCACGGGCGTAACCACCGATCAGGTGGATCAAACCCAGACCATAAGCACCGAAGCCGGGGATGTAGGTGTACTGGACAAAGTGCTGACGCTTCTGGTTGAGGTTGTCGTCCTCGTTCCAGTTTCTGCGAATGGACAGAACCGTGTTGGTCCCGCGCTCGACAGTGATGACATAAGGAAGAGCAATCCCGTCCTTGTCTTCGTAGCCCGGAAGGTCGTAGTCAACGTGCAGTTCCAGAAGCTGATACCGCTCGTCATCAGTCAGGGAATACCCTTGCTCTTCCGCCTTTTTCTTCTCAACGTCCGTAAAAATACGTACAGGATCGCCAAGGTCAACGTCGCGGTAGAACCCAGCAACCTGAAGTTTCTTGACCTCGTTCTTTGTCTTACGCATCACATGGGTGACGCGCTCGGCGTTGTAGATGTTTGACGCGCCGTAGGGGATGATCACATCTTCCGCAGGGAGAAAGATCGCCGTCTGCCGATCAAGCGCCGGGTCGAAGTAAACCTTCTTGAACGCTGCCCCAGTCAGGCCAAGGGAATACAGCATCCGCTCATGTTCTGAGCGGTACTCGATCATCTCCTCGGTCAGCTTGAAGTTCATGTCGTCCCTGACACGCTCCGCAGCTTCTTCCTTCATCTTGTCGATGGCACCGACAATCTGCGTCTTCACCGGGCCTTGAGCCGGGAAAGTCTCGGTAATCATCTCCGCTTGGAAGCGGATAGCTGCTTCAGTCAGCAGTGTGCTGTAAACGCCACAGGCACCAGACCACGGCTCCGTGCGTTCCTCGTACTTCATTCCAAGGACTTCAAGCCCCTTGACGAACGCATCCACCCAGTCCTTGCGGCTGTTGATATCCGCATCCACCAGATCGACAAGCTCAGACGCAATGCTCTGAAGGTCCGATTCATTGATGAACTCGGCAAGATTGGAGTCAAACTCTTCGCCTTCGGCTTCGCTATCAGGCATCAGGTCGATCTCCAGCCCATCGATGCCGATGGTTACGTCGTCTGGGTTATCGATCTCGATCTCAATGGCTGGCGCATCTCCCAGCGTTTCGGGGTCAAAGGGAGTAAGTGCGCGGTCGATGTTGGTAGCCATGATTTACCTTAGTAGTACGCCGCCTTACGGTGGCTTTTGAAATATCGGGGCTCATCCTTCTCGTCAGACGGGAGTTTGATGAATCCGCCCTGCCGGAACCGCATGAGCGCCATGACTGTCGAGTCCACCAAGTCGTCGTTGGGCATGAACGGGAACCCCGCAATCTCCTCGACAACCTCTTCCGCCCACCGCGTTTGTGGCACCCAGCACAGCTTTGACGACACGATATCTGTCACTGCGTTCAAGCGGGCTAGTTTATCCCCAGACCCACGGTGCGGGGTGTATTCCTGCACAGGTAACCCCATCCGTCGCATCTCCTGATACAACGCTGCGCCGTTGGACTTCTTCTCAACAATAAACGAATCAGGCTCCCAGAATTTATATTCTTCCAGCGCCAAACGTTTAAGTTCCGGAAACTCCAGACGTTTTTTTATGCTGTTGAGCAAGATGATGTTGTGGCAGTCGGCTTCTTCGTTAAACCACACCCCCCACGTGGTCAGCGCCGTGAAGTCCGCTCGGTTGTGGGATTCAGCGGCTGCGTCCAGCGACATGATGATGTATTCGCAACTAGGCGGTGTCTCGCCTGTCCACACATTCCACCACTCGCGCTTGACCAACGAGGCTTCCTCGGCGGTCGGATTCTGCTGATATTGCGCATTCCACTGGAACAACGGCATAGACGCCTTAGTCCGCAGCAGCGCCTCGACATCGTAGAACTCAGGCCACAACGCCCGCTGAGAACCATCCTTGGATTCAAACAGCGCCGGAAACTCAACAACCTCGTACTGATCCGAGCCGGGGTTCTTAGACATATCAGCCACAACCCGCCCCGTCAGGTCGTTCAGGTGCCACCGGGTCTGGATGATCGCAACACGCCCACCGGGCATCAACCGGGTACGGGCACCGTAGGTGAACCACTCGTATGCCTTGTCGAACACCTCAAAGTTACCGTTGATGATGTCCTGCTCGTTGTGGGGGTCGTCAACCAGCAACAAGTCTGCACCGCGACCGGCAAGCGCGGACCCGACGCCACAGGCGTAGTACTCGCCGCCAACATTTGTGTTCCATCTACCTGCTGACTTGCTGTCCTGAGCAAGTGTCACAGTAGGAAATATCTTCTTGTAATCATTGGTGTCGATGATGTTTCGCACTTTGCGGCCAAAGTCCACCGCCAGATCAACGGTGTGCGACACCATCAGCACTTTCTTGTTTGGATATTTACCGATAAACCACGCCGGGAAGTAGATAGACACAAGCTGGCTCTTGCCATGTCGAGGCGGGATGTTCACGCATACCCGGTCCCTCCTACCCTCCGCGATGCTCATCAGCATATTCGCAAGGATGCGGTGGTGTTTACCCACCTTGTAGTCAGACTGCATGGCCTTGCAGAACTCAATCAGGTCGTTTCTGCACACCTCGGCATGACGCCGATCCGCCAGAGTCTGGGCGACTTGCAGGATTTCTTCCTGCTCGGCTTCGTCAAATTGGTCAATGTTGTTGACCAAAAGCTCAATGTCCTCGTCGGACAGATCGCCCAAAGCCCCCAGTTCAACCACGATCCTCAACCTCCAGCCCCAAGGCAGCGTCGATATCCTCTACAAGCGGGCCATTTATGTCTTCCGGGTCCACGATAACGGCATCTTCCACCTTCAGCGACTGCGCCGCGAGGTTTTGGCTGCGTTCCCGCAGGGATTCCAGCTTATCCCGCAGGGATTGCCGCAAATCTTCCGTAGATCGGTGGGTAACCGTCACTTCCGAGCGTTCCGTGAACAGTCCAACGTCGGAAATCTTGCCAAGAAGCTCCAAAGCGCGAATACGCACCCTTGGATCAGGGTTAGAAGCCTCTAAAAGTAGCTTATTTGTGACGAAATGTCGTATTTGAACGGCATTTTTCACTACCGAATGGCTAAATTCGGTCAGCAACTCGTCAATTTGCAGGATTACAGCGGGTCGGAGAGCCGACATTCGGCCAGTGGTGACCGCTTTGCTGGTTTTTTCTTCGTCTTTCGCAAACGCTGTGACCAAATCCGCGACGATCTGCTCGTCATCCTCGCCGGGAGCGAGGTATTCCTCGTCCAAACCGCTATCTACAAGCGTCTGGATGGTCTTACACGCAGCAGCAGCCCGCTCGCGGAGCGTGGAATGCAGCATATCGTCCGGGGGAATCATCACACCCAGATCAGGAATGCACGTAAGGCAGGGGTTTGTATCCATCGAGTTGTACGCAGTCGGAATCCCCGACGTTGCGCGGAAGATAACACAAAAAAATAAAAGTGCAAGGAGGTTTGGGACTCCTGACGGGGGGTGTTTCTAAGTTAGGGGGTACTAACTTTGGGTATGGAATTGAAAAAGTGGTAGGGGGAGGGGTAAACCCTGGTATTAGAACTAAAAAAGTGGTATTTGCGGGCGTGGATTACTAACACACTGCGCGGCGTGGGACTCCAAACCCTAGCTTGGGGGGCCGGGTACGGGTGGGTAAATGGGTCTAACGCTGTATTTACCATTTCATATAGTCTCGTGCCATCCCTTGCTTTCCTGTAGTTTTGTTCTACAGTTCACTCATCGGTCGACGCAGTCTGCCGATGCGTGACAGGCGCTCCCTGTCGATTGTTTGGAGAATGTAAGATGACATTTGATCTCACCCCCATTGCCGCAACTGTCAAGTCTGCGGTCGAGGCCGAAGGCACCGCGCATGGTCGTTGGGTTAAGGCTAGCGATGCCGCATGGTCGCTGGGTGTCCGCGCCGATATGCTCTCGTCTGATAAGGATAAAGGCGATAAGGATGTAAAGACTCAGTTTCGTGGCCTGATCCACGCGGCTTTCACCCCGAAAGTACAGACTCTGCTTGCCGTTCCCGGCAGCGCGGTTGTCGGCCTGACGGATCAGGAGCGCAGCGACCGCCGCTACTGGAAACAGCGTACGGAAGTCATGCTGGGTCGTCTGGCCCACTACCTGCGTCAACACGAGCGGGACGAGCGGGGCGCGCAAGCTACCCGGCGCGACATGGCCCAGCGACTGAAGGATGACTGCGAACTCTGGCAGTCGCGGATTCGTAAGGCCGATGAGAAAGCGGTCGAGTGCTTCGATGATGTTTCTGACGTCATTAAGGCTCTGAAGGACGTTATCGATCTCTGCTAAACCCACCCGCCCCGGCTTCGGTCGGGGCTTTTTTTTTGTCTGTACGTTCCATCGCCCCGACTTCGGTCGGGGCTTTTTTTTTCGTCCGTTTGTTTTGTTCTCCGTTCGAGACCAGTTCTCAAAGCAGCGGCGAGGAGCAGCACGGGGCGTCGCCCGTTCGAGGACGATCATGCGAGCGGGAATTGGTACACACGCTGTATGCACCATTACAGCAGCGGTGCGATGCCCCCAAGACCAGTTCTCGAAGCAGCGGCGAGGAGTCGTAATGCCCCAAACAGCGATTGTTCCAATCGTTCCTGTTTTTACCAGAAGTTAGAACACTCGAGTACACTTGCTTGGATACTACTGTTTGATACGATACTAGACGGGAGTGAGCTATCTGATGTTATCATCTAGTAGTATATAGTAGTATATTATATTATATAATATAATGTTCCAATGTTCCTATCTTTAGAAGCCCCAAGGGGGGAAATTGCTTCGAGCCCCCGACCGCCCGCTGCGGCGACTGCCTCAACACGGAACCCTATTTACCCCCCTGTGTCCTCGAAAAGGCCGGACTTTCGGAACTTTCACCACTTTGCCTCATTTTTAAGCAGCTATCCTACAACGATACTTCATTAAAAAGCGGAACAATAGGTACAAATAGCGCCATCGCAACTTTCAAAAGTTCCGGAACTTTCGGCCCGTTCCCCACCCTTCCGAGAACTTTCCCAAGAGGGTTGCCGAAGCCCCTAGACCAGTTCTCGAAGCAGCGGCGAGGAGTTTTTTGATAGAACACTAGGTACAAATAGCGCCATCGCAACAAGACTAGGAACTTTCCCTAGCTCTCACCACCACCCCCTACGCTACAATACGCCTCGACACGCTACACACCGATACAATACGACTACACATTACTTGACTTAGAACACGACTTATGCTATAATATATATAGTGGGAGATCAAGTAGCGCAGCCCACGGCGCAACAACCAACCGATAGATAGGAGAACTGCAATGAACGGAATGAACTACGTCGCTTTCTTCGAGACTTGTGATCTTGAATTCTTCTTTTGCGCTTTGGAGCAGCTTCCCAAGAACTGCTGGTTCCCCGGCGTGGATGACTGCATGAACGCCTACTGCATGGGCGGCGAACTGTAAACGAAACAACGGGCGGGGCATGGTGCCTCGCCCACAACTAGGAGAAACCTATGAACACTCAACAAATCACCCGCACGATTCTTCGTGCCCTTCATGAGCAGATCGACCCGACGGTCGATGAGATGGAGGCCCCTGCGGACACCGAGGTCGATGCCGCCGCGCTGGTGCGCGAGTTCGTCAAGAAGTGGGAAGCAAGGAAGGGAGAGTGATATGAAAGTGAGAGCCGTTCGGCGCGAGAAGCGCACAAAACCCCAGCCGTATATCGACTGGCACATCATCTGCCCCGATTCCGGGTGCCCCGACTGGAAGCGGATGTACAACCTTCGTCCTTCCCGTAGTCGTTTCATATACAGCAACGACGACTCCACCGTGAGGCAGGGTGTGCAAGTTCACCTGAGCCGGTTCACCTACACCGGGTGCAGCCATCGCGGCATCAGGTTTGTCAAACGCAACAAACATACTGAGGGGCTGGGATGGTGACGGTGACTTCTGGAACTTCTTTTACGGAGGCTCTCGCCCACGTGCGTGGTGCCTTCAACGCGGGTGCCCTGCACGACTGGCAGGTCTACGTGGATCAGAGCGACGGCGAGAACGGGTATCGACACATTGTCGTGCTGCCCGCCGAGTCTGCCGACTGGGTTGAATTTTTTGACGAAGGAGATGCGAGTGAGTAACAAAGATGTGCAGAAGGCGTGGGGAACCGCGCCAAAGATGCGCGCTATCTGCATCGAGTGCGGCGACGAGTACGCCGCTGCG